CTTCATTTGCTTGAAAGCCCTCGAATGTAAGAAAATATTTTGGCTTCTCTCCAAATACATTTTCCATAGCAATTGTTTATCCACCAATCAGTGGTACGATACTAGCATAACTCATGCAAAAAATTCCTCCAAACTATTTGTTTCCATACCATTCCAATACGGATAGAACTCTCTTGATAAATGAATTGATTGTGGTTTCTCCATATATTTAAAATCAAGTTGTCCTTGTTCATTATATAAATGTTGTGTCCATCTTATAATACCATATTCTTTTTCAATATAATCATTAAATTGATTTCTAAAATCTGTTCTTTCTTGCCAAGAACCATAAAATGGCTGTCCTTTGTAATAACCTGATTGTGGTATTTTTCTTGATGGACATTCAATTGGAAGCAATTCGTATATCTTTGCTTTAAATTTAAAAGCTTCCTCAATATATCTATCAGCTAAATCTTCTACCTTTTGATTTAATCTAATAGCATGATGTCTTACATCTATGTTTCCAAAATAACATTCTAACTTATGGTAATCATAAGGTATAAAATTAGAAAAGCCTTCGTTTAAAGCTCCATTAAGAGTTTTAAATGGAACGCTATTTACTGTCCAACCTGGACGATACATGCAAATAGAATGACTATCACCAATAACTATTTTACGAGTCGGGTTAGGATAGTCTATTCTTTCTGCTGTATTGAACATCCTCTCTAGATTTTTTAAATCTACTTGATGCCATTCGGGTTGAACCTCTTTTTTAGCCGAGTCAAGTTTCGATTTAACCATTTCGTGATACGGCGGGAAGTCGATTCCAATTGAAATGACTCTACCTTTGAACTTAGAAAAGTTGACAGTGTTCTTAACATAAGGAAAACCGTATACGCCACCAAACATATTAATTCCACCACTCCAATCAGTGCCGTGATAGACCCAAAGAGTATCATAATTATTGTGGTCTTCAATTTCTCCACCGTAGTTAATATCGCAGTTTCCATATTTCTCCTTTATCATATCGCCATACATTACTCCTGCAGCTCCTCTATGCGAAGCAGCTCTTTTTGCTATAGGAATAAATGGACAATTAATTAAATTTTTCATTACATATATTATAACATACTTTTTAAGTTTTGTAAACTGTTATTCAAAAAACTCAGTTAAAGTATTTGTTTTCTGTACACGTGCTACGCGTCTACGCGCGCATGCTCGCTCGTCTTCACGAATCTGTAAGTATACACCGAACTGACAAGACAAAACTTCAGTCCCGTAGTATTTGAGAGAATCTTGTTCGTGTTGGAACAATTTAGTTCCATCTTTTTTATTTATGTTAAAAGCTTTAGGATGGAATACTACATTTTCTGTAAGTCCAATCTCATCGCTATTTTCTCTCATAAAATAAATTGCTTCATCGTATAATTTCTTTGGAGCATCAGGCCACATTAACTGAATTGTATATACTGCTCCTGGACCAGGCGATACAAATCTTTGGTCATGATGATACTTCATTTGTGGTAATACAGATGAAGAAGCAGCTCCATGGAATCCATAGTAATGTCCTATGCCAGGCTGTTCTCTTAAAAGAGTATATATTTCTGACATATGATTACATTGCTGCATTCTTTCTAAGAAACCAGTATCTCTAAAAGAAGATACCCATTCACATACATCTACTGGATGAAACTTTCTATCTGGCTCATTATATTTTTGACGACAAAAGTTTCTACCAGCTGTTTGTATTGATGTATGTAATTCTGTTGTACCCCAAATTGGTTGTTTGTTTTGGGTAGCTTTATCTAAATTATTTCTAATAAATTGTATGTACTCTTTATCTTCATTAGCTATTCTATCAAAATCAACAAAAACATCGTCTTCTCCTGAAACAAGAAAATGGACTCCTCTTCCTCCATAGAAATGAGATATAAAAGTATTCCCAACAATATTCATTATTGATGTATCTAAACTTGCTATCTCTTGACCAATGAATCTCATACGGTCATCAAGTGTAATTGTTGGATGGAAATATTCTACGTCTTCTTGTAATCCATAATCAACTTTACCATGACGATTTATATTTTCATATACATCATCAACATAACCAAGTTGAATATTAGACCGTTCATTGACTTTATATAAAAACCAATTGAACTCTTTCATAAGTTCAGTATCGTATTTCGACCAATCGTAGTTATATTTAATACTTGACACGTTCCTCGTTCTTTCTTTTCACGTGTATAATAGAAACATTAGGGCATCTTTTTTCTATCTCTTTTATTTGGATAGGGTCATCTTCAAAATGCATTTGTATTTCTATACCCAATGATTTAAGCATATTAATCATTTGACCTTTAAATATACCAGACGCTTTTCTACCATATAATGGATTTATTTTTGTTCCATGTGTAATTTTTGGATTTGGTATATCTCTTGCTAATGGATTCATATACACAGTATTATATATGCCTCGAGATTTTAACATGTTAATTGTTAAATCTCTATCATGATAAGGCCGCCCTGTAATAATTACATCATTACTACAGGGTCTTACGCCTGTGGTGCCTTCACCAAAATAGATTACTCCATCGATATCAAAACTATTAACTTTCATAATCAGTCTTATTATCTTGGAATGTATGAGGCAAATCACTTGCCTTTGGTCTATTTTCTTTTAGCTGAGGTTGAGTCATATCAGTGACTTGTCTTCTCGCTAAAGCATCACATTCAAATTTGGCATCTTCAGTTTTTAATTGTACTGGAGGAGTTTTTTGAGTCCATGCTGATGGTCCTCTTAAATATCCTACAATACCCATTTCTGAAGCTACCTTACAAAATCTAATAGCTGAAACTACAACTCCACCAGAGTTTGGCGAATCTTGTACTGATAATCTTGCAGATAGTTCATATCTTGCTCCAGCAAATCCATAACCAATCATATCAAAGTTAGCAATCTTATTATCAGATGAAACATAATCTCCACCTGGTTTTTGCTGAACTGTAAGAGATGGACCAGCAAATAAAGTCATACCTGCTGTCGACTCATCTCTTACGATATTCTGTCCTTTAAGGACGTTTTCTTTTGATACATGTTTGTTATGTAATCTATATTGTTTTGCCATATTAAGGAAGTCAGTATTAGCTGTTCTTCCAGTTCTTATGTGTTCTTGGCCCTGTGTAGAACCTGCTGCCATATTCATCTGAATATGTTGTGTAATCATTAGACCGGAGTCTAACATGGCACCTTGTAGAACTTCTGACATTCTTGAAGCTCCCCAGGCTGACCTCATGTCTGAACCAACAATTGTTAATCCAGCATCGATAAATCTTTGTTCAGTTGTCATAGCATCTTCAGTTGAGATTAATGTTGGTATACAATTAACAAAATGTACACCTGCTTCTAATGCTACATCAATCCAGTATTTTGAAGCTTCTTCTGAGCCAACTGGTAAATAATTAATTAATACATCTACATCATGATACTGTAATAACTCAACTGTTCTTTCAAATGATTCAGCTGGTACAGCACCATTTACAAATGTGACCTCATCTGGATAATCATGCATGTGTGGAGCTATTCCATCCATTTCTGGTGCAGAATATACCATTGCATCTTTACTTACAGCAGAGCTGTTTGATGAAGTTGTTATTTTATCGACATGGTCCATAGCACAATTAGGTTGAGCTCTTAAAGCCTTTGCTAATTTTTTGTTTACTTTCCTTTTATCGATATCAAACCCAATTACAAATTGAATATCATGTATTGAATATCCTCCAATATCTTCATACATAAGACCGATTTTGTCTTCAGGATTTTCGTTGTAGTATTGTACTCCTTCTACTAAAGATTTAGCACAACTTCCGACACCTACAATGCCGACTTTTATTTTTGACATATTTTTCTCCATTTATATCAGTTTATTTAAGTGAGAAATTTGACTGGGAGACCCAGAGTAGCTCACTATATACTATTAGTTATAACACTTATCAGACCACTTCCGAGGATAATGACTGCTGCTGTATTTAAAATTATCAATGCGCGGTCTTGCCATATAATGCCGACCACTAACCAACCAAATGTTCCTGCTAAAGATAATGCTTGGTCATATAAGGCAAAATCAGGATTAGCCCTCATTGCCATAGCAGATAAAAGGATAAACGATGCTATCCATTTTATATACCAATCAATTGTATACTTAGGAGTTGCACTCTTAAATATACGTTTTGAATTTTCTATTTCTTTTGCTTCAAACTTCTTTGAACTCATAATCTATTCCTGCTTCTAAAAATACTTCGTTTGTTTTTCCTATTGCTTCTATCCATCTGTCTGGAGTTCCTTCAGATAATGCAACTACTCTTGATACTCCAGCTTGTATTATGCCTAATGCACAATCACCGCAAACTGGTAAACCATAAATATAAAGAGTAGAATCTCTTAATGATATACCATTTTCTGCAGCATTATATATACAGTTCATTTCAGCATGTACTACATATTGATACTTAAGTTCTCTATTATTGTATCTTTCTTCAGTATCTTCTATACCTTTTGGAAATCCATTATATCCAGTAGATAATATTTTTCTATTTCTTACTGCAATAGCGCCAATTTTTCTACTAGGGTCTTTACTCCAAGTTGATACAGACTTAGCTATATCTAAAAATCTTTTATCCCACTTATTTGACAAGGTCAAAATGCCTCTCATATACATGTAAGTTTTGTACTTGCCAATACATATGACCAAGTTCTACATGAACTCCACTGTAATATAAATCTTGTTGCAATTTTACTTGTACATATCTTTGCCATGCGTAATCGTTTCTATAACCAAACATAACGTCATTACTTCTCATTTGAACAGCAGCATGTAAATATCTATCACGAATATAATAAGTGACAGCATTAGTACAAATAAAATCATTCTTGCCATTTTCTTTATATTCACGCCATATACTTGGTCTTTGATATATCATTGAAGCTCTACGAGAATCAGGATTAACTTCACATAACTCTTTAAGAACTTGTTGATATTGTTTGTGGTATTTTTTGCTGAATATAAGATGACCATAATTAGAATTAATTTCACCATGAACATTTGCAGTATACTGCCAGGCTTGTGGTGGTTCTTTATCTCCTTCAGGATATATATCGCTTATATTAGTAGACTTAGAA